CATTGACCAGTTCATGGTTGATGCACAAAGAGAGTTCAACTGATGGCTATCAACCTCCCAATCATTTCTGAGTGGAATCCCAAGGGCATAGATAAAGCGATTGCCGACTTTAAGAAACTTGAAACCAACGGCCAGAAAGCCGCGTTTGCTATTAAGAAAGCAGCGGTCCCCGCAGGGCTTGCCATCGCAGCTCTTGGCGCTGTTGCTGTTGACGCTGTTAAAGCGTTTATGGAAGATGACAAAGCCGCCCAACTACTTGCCACCAGCCTAAGAAACACTACGGGCGCTACTGAAAAACAAATAAAGTCAGTCGAAGCGTTTATAACTAAGACGTCTATTGCCGCAGCTGTATCTGATGACGAACTACGCCCAGCCATGGACAAGCTTGTACGAGGTACTGGCGACGTCACTAAAGCACAAAAGCTAATGAATTTGGCACTAGACATTTCTGCCGGTACAGGCAAAGACTTAGGCGCTGTATCTGACGCCCTGTCAAAAGCGTTCAACGGCCAGTTAGGACCACTCAAGAAGTTAGACCCAGCTCTGGCAAGCCTGATTGAAAACGGCGCTACAACTGACGAAGTTTTTGCCGCATTGGGCGACACTTTTAAAGGTGCCGCTTCGACTTCAGCTAACACCGCTTCAGGCAAAATGAAATCGTTCACCATTCAAATGGGCGAATTCAAAGAATCAATCGGCGCCGCAGTATTTCCAATAGTCGACAAACTGTTACCAGCGTTCAAATCTGTTGCCGACTTCGTAACCAACAACACCACGTTAGTAGTAACTCTGGGCGCTGTCATTGGCGGTTTGGCTGTTGCCATTATTGGTGTCAATGCCGCAACCACAGCATGGGCCGCAACAACCAAAGCAGCTGCCGCAATCCAAGCAGCGTTTAATGCTGTCATGGCACTAAACCCAATCTTTCTAATGGCAGTTGCTATTGCCGCAATCATTGCAATTTTTATTGTATTGCAAGCAAAATTTGACATATTTGGTAAAGCAATAGACGGAATCAAAACAGGCTTTATGGCTTGGTGGGGCGTTGTCCAGTTCGTGTTCGGTGCAGTCAAAACAGGGTTCGCTGAATTAGCCAATCTTGGCAAGGCGATCTTTGACGGTATTGGCGGAGCGTTCAAGGGAGTCATCAACGCTGTTATTTCGGCAATGGAAAAGGGCTTGAACTTTGCGATTAAAGGATTGAACATTATCCTTGACGGAATTGACAAAGCTGCCGGGCCTTGGGTGAATTTCGGAACGATCCCAGATGTCAAGTTGCCTCGACTAAGTGAGGGGGGCATTACGACGGGCCCAACAATCGCGATGATTGGCGAAAAAGGGCCAGAAGCCGTTATCCCGTTAGAACGCCTTGGCAGTATGGGCATGGGTGGCAACACGATCACGGTCAATGTCAACGGTGGCGACCCCAACGCTGTTGTCGCAGCTCTACGGACCTATATGTTTCGTAACGGCCCGTTACCAATCACGGTGGCGTAATGGCTTCAATCACATGGACAGCATTCAAAGTCGTTGGCGCAACTTTCACCCAATTAAACGATTTGCAGTCAATAAATTTTACTGCTAATCGTGCCAACGTGCAAGACCCGTTTCGAGCAAGTTACTTTCAATTGTCAGGTCGTAACCCGTCAACATTGCCAACGCTGGCAGTCGGCGATTCAATCATGGTCAAAGCCACTTATGCTGGAACCGATTATTATCAGTCATCTAACAAAGTTGCTGACCTACAAATTGACTACGGTTTCACTAGCAACCTTGACCGCTGGTCATTAACCCTTGAAAACAGTTTGGCTAACGCTGGCAGAACTGTCACAACTGTTTCGTGGCCTGCTGGGTATACGACATATCAGGCCGCCGCCGATTTGTGTACTGCCGCCGGTATTACTCTTAATTCAACTGGTTTAGCAACTAGGGCTTCTAGTTTCGTGTCTGCACAAACTTTGACTAATGCGAATGTGTTGCAAACTTTGCAGACACTTATTCAAACTGAACAAGGCATAATTTACGGTCAAGAGTCCACAAACATTCAATGGTTAGGTCGAGCCGAACTTGACGAAGCGATACCCATAGCCGAATTCAATGATGGCACTTTGGCAGCTACGCCATTTGTAACGCAACTCAAATTTGACAATATCCAATTTGCTGGTATTGCCGACAACTTTGCCACAAAAGTTGTAGTTGAGCCTGACGGTTTGGCTTCCCAAAGTAGCGGTACCGGTACACGCATTTTTACTTTAAACAGTTATGACCAGACGACAAGTCAAGCCGCCGATCTGGCTGGTTTTGTGAAGTCAACGCTAGACCAGTCTGATGATGTGCCTTACACGGTTGGCGCTACTTTAAGTGAACAAAACAATTTCACGTTGTTAGCTCTTGTGTCGGGCAGCGACATTGGTGGGTTTGTCAATGTGGTTTTGCGTGGTGTCCGCTATCAGGCTGTCGTTAACGGTGCAACCGTTTCGGCTGACCCGTCCGACACCAGGGTGTTGTTAAATTTGACTTCGGCTTCGGTGTACAACTTTTTCCGTCTTAATAGTGCCGTTTATGGCATTCTTGATACAAGTAAACTAGGTTTCTAAGGAGAATCATGGCTACACAGTGGACAGCAGGGACAACTAGCGGACAGGTGTTGACTGCGGCGACGCTTAACACCATTGGGGCGGCTTGGGAGACTTATACGCCAACCGTTAAAGGCGGGGCAACAACGCTGACAGGAACTGTTTTGTACGCCCGTTACGCTCGACTTGCTAAAACTGTTTGGGTACAGGTTGCGTTTCAATCAACCTCAGCAGGCGCTGCTAACGGCATTATTAGCGTTTCATACCCTTCTGGTCTTACTCCAGTTAACACCGATATTCGTACTATTGGCACTTTTCACATTCTTGATTCTGGTACCGCTTGGTATACAGGATCTGCAAGCGCATCTAACCCATGCCAAGGGCTTGCTTACGGTGGAGGAAACTACATGGGAAACAACACTCCAGCGATGACTGTTGCTAACAACGATGTCATCAGCATCTCAGTTTGCTACGAGGTGGCATGATGTTAAGCGTAAAATGTACTCAAACTGATTGCACCCACGACGGCGTTCTGTACGATATTTGCGGAACACCCGACGACATTTTTTGCGGCGGTTGCGGAATCAAACTAGAACCATTTGATGAGCGACCTGACAACGATGTTTGTAATGGTTTAGCAGTGTGGCCATGAAAACTCTTGCCGTGATCGCAGCTCTTGCAGTTGTCCTCATGTTTGTCGTGACTGGATGTAGCGACCGCACTCGAGACACCTGCGAAACCAAACCCACAGCCCCAAGGTGCGAACAATGAAGAAATACACCAACTCAGAAATTAAAGCCAGACTGATCCTGATCGTCGGCATCACACTCTCTGCGACATTCGTCCTAAGTACAGGGTCATTGATCTACGGATTGCTATTCGTTATTCAGCCGATTGACAAAGTTTCGCCCAATGACGAAAGTGCATGGGCTCTGTTATCGCCGATGATGCTCTTCCTCACCGGAGCACTATCAGGAATCCTCGCCTCAAACGGCCTCAAAGACAAAGGAGACAAAGATGAGTCCTAGACCGTACACAGGCAACACCGACGGCAACCATCCGACACCTCGCCCCGGTACCAAACGATTCGTTGAATTCTGCCAATACCTATTCGGTGTAAAGAACATCGGTATCTATGCAAACCGTCCAATGCGTTCGGGTCCGCAGTTGTCCGTCCACGCAACGTGGCGAGCAACTGACTTTAAAGGCACCAAAGCCCAACGCAAAGCCTTAGTCGAATTCTTGTATCAGCATCGCGACCTTTTAGGCATTGAAGAGATCCATTCATACGACGGGACAGGCGTGCCGTTCCCGACTGACAAGTGGGGAGCTGGCTACCGATGCTCACGCGACAACTGGCTTAAATGGACGATCTCACGCAACGGAGGCACACCCGGTGCAGACTGGACTCATGTAGAGATTTCGCCGCTTATGGCCGACAACCCCAAACTGGTTGAGGACGCGTTCGCCCAGATATTTGCTTAATGACTTGACATTCGGTTTGGGAGTCGGTCAAATGACTGGCAACCAAGTGCGTCCCGTGATAGCGGGACCCCGACCGCAGGAGGAAGCAATGCAACTATCCCTTTTTGACGTTCTCTCAGTTCCTGAGAAACATCTCACACGACGCGATGACCCGCCAACTTCAAAGGCAGGAGCCAAATCCGTCAAGTTTCGTGCAGGCACTCAGATGGCCTTACTTTTACAAGCTTACTTTGACGCCCGTTTTCAATGCGCTTTAACAGATGACGCAGCTGCTGAAATTGCAGGCTTGCGAATAAAGGCTGGTTGCTGTTGGTGGCACCGTTGTTCTGATCTACGAGCCAAAGGATTAATCGAATCTGTAGGAATTGCCGAATCGTCATTTACGGGCGAAGAACGTATGACCTGCCAAATCACTAGCGCAGGTATTGCCTACGCACAACTTCTAAAGGAACCTAAATGAACCTTAAACGATTCTTATTTTTATCAATTTTTACTTATGGAATATGCGCCTTGTGGGCGATCACAGGCGTTCAGGGCGACGCAGACCCCAATAAAACGCCGTCTGTGCCTTTCACGGTCACCCTCGGGATGTTGACACCCCAACAACTTGAGGACCGCGCAGAAGAGCTCACAGCAACAACGACCACAACGACGACTAGCACCACGACCAGCACCGTCCCGTTCACTCGACTTGCCGACTTTGATCCAGATACCAAATGTCAAGAATGGTTCCAGACTGCGATCACGGTCGGCTGGCCGAACAACACCGAGACATTAGAGAAACTGGGTCGTCTGCTGTGGAAGGAAACGCGCTGTCTTAACATTACGCCGCTGTCTAGTGACCCCGAACTGGCAAACCGTTTTAACGGTTCGGATCACGGAATTGCTCAGATTAATGAGATTCACACGAAGTACGTGGAGCAAGTGTTCAATATGCCGTTTGCTGAAGCCATGTCAGACCCAACCCTCAACCTCAGGTTTGCTTACCTGCTTTATTCCGATATTGCTGAGGGTGGCGGTTGCGGATGGAAACCTTGGCGACTGTGCTAGACCGCTGGTGGGATCACGCCGCGTGTCGAGGCATGGATTTAAACCTGTTCATCTTTGAACCGGGTGAACGGTACTCACGCAAAAAAATTGCTGAAGCAAAAGCCGTTTGCGCGACCTGCATCGTTAGGCCGTCTTGTCTCGCCGAATCCCTTAAATATTCCACGACTCAACTTGAGTGCTACGGCATTTGGGGGGGTCTGACATGGAAAGAACGCCGCCAACTACAATCCGAACAAATCGTTGCCACACCGCTGGTGTATCGTGACGGAAAATATCGACAAATCAAGGAGCCCCGACCATGACCGAACAGTTAGCGGAATTAACCGCAATGATTACCAAAGCCGACATTGCGATGAAAGCATCTATCTGGGAGATTGAACGCCTCAGAGACGACGTGGCAATGCTTAGAAAGGCTCTCTACGAGTTGGCTTATGTTGCCGAGGAGAACGGCATTTATCTGTCCAATTTGACCCGATCAACACAAGACGCAATCGTTGCGATGCGTTTAGGAGGTTTCAAATGAGTTTCAACCCAGCCGATTACGCATCAGTGCAAGAACGCCTCCCATTGTTTTGGAAAGACTGCGCACGCGGTCGCATCATCACCGAAATAATCGTGGACGACGGCACACGCATCGTGATAAAAGCTTATTTGTTTGCCGACATTGCCGACCCAGTGCCGACGACGACAGGGTTTGCCGAGGAAATCCGCGGCTCATCCATGGTCAACAAAACCAGTGCCCTAGAGAATTGTGAAACCAGTGCGATCGGACGGGCTTTAGCGAACTACCAGTATCAGGGTTCCAACAAACGTGCCTCACTAGAGGAAATCGTTAAGGTGTACCGCCAAGGCGGAGAAGTAGCACCAACAAGCCAAACAGCCACAAACAATGACACACCAGCCGCACCGTTTGAACTGCACCATATGGGTAGAAAAGCCCCGGCACGAAACCAAACTCTGGGGTCAAGTGGTGAACCGCCAACAGCCAAACAGTTGGGGATGCTTCGAGCCAAAAATTGGGAGGGTGCCGTCCCTGCGACTAAGCGTGAAGCATCCGAACTTATTGACAGGCTGATGAACAATGGCTGACCCGTCCGAGGCAGAGTTTCAGAAAGCGGTCATCACTTTGGCTAAGTTGCACCGCTGGAAAGTTATGCACACCCAGCCCGCACAAGTACGCGCGGGTCGCTGGATCACACCCAACACAGGCGACCAAGGCTTCCCCGACTTAGTCATGGTTCACCCGGCACGAGGCACCATTTTTGTCGAACTTAAAGCCCCCAAAGGCGTAGTTTCTGATGCTCAATGGGATTGGATCAACACGCTGGAAGACGCAGGACAAGAAGTCCACGTCTGGCGGCCTAAAGACCTAGAGAAAATCAGCGACCGACTAGCAAGGAAACCAGACGATGAGTGAGTTCATGCAACCAATCAACCCGATACGAATTACAACAGGAGAGTTATGGACGTTTTAGACGAAAACGAGATATGCACTAAATGCAAAAATGAAACGCAAGGCGCTTTATATGGTAAAGACGTTTGTTTTACGTGTTACGAAATAGATTTTGATTTAGATAATGAAATGATGGAGGATTAGTGCTAACCGTCGGAAGCCTTTTTAGTGGTATCGGCGGAATAGACCTAGGTTTAGAACGTGCCGGTATGACTGTTAAATGGCATTCTGAGATCGACCCTTACGCGTGTCGCGTTCTTAAAAAACATTGGCCGTCAGTGCCCAACATTGGAAACATTAAAGAAGTCAAATGGGATCAAGTAGAACCGGTTGATTTGATCGCTGGTGGCTACCCATGCCAACCGTTTAGCACTGCAGGCAAACGACAAGGAGAAAAAGATGAGCGACACTTATGGCCTTACTTCCTTCGAGCCATTAGCGAGTTACGACCACGATTCGCACTCTTGGAAAATGTACGCGGTCATCTCTCTATGGGGTTTGACAGAGTCCTTGGAAACCTTGCCGAAATCGGGTATGACGCGGAGTGGCAGATTGTTTCAGCAGCCAGTGTTGGCGCCCCTCATAGACGCGACCGAATTATCTGTGTGGCCTACCCCAACAACGCAGGAAGTAGAACACCCCAAGGCGACATGGGTGAAAGAGGGACAGAAACTACGCAGGATTGGCAAGGGAATTCGGGGACACAGCATGGGATTAGCGGACAGTGTGAGGATGTGGCCGACGCCAACTGCTGTGACTCGTCCAATGGAAGGCAATGTGCGAATGTACAGAGCAAAGGTACAAGCCGGGGACATGACGGAAGCGGAAGCGGAAGCAATACTGGGCAAGTCAGTTTGGGAAGCCCAAGGCAAATTGCCGATGATGTGGCCGACGCCTACGGTGGACGATGCCAACAATGTGAACCCGAAGCCCAACAGGTTCAAAGGGCTGGTTGCAGTTGTCAATCAATATCCAACTCCGATTGCAAACGGAATGGCGGGTGGGTCGGGGGCTTTCAACAAAGCTCAATCTTTGGAAGACTCGGGTCAGATAACGAAAGAGGAGAGGATTGCTATACAGGCTGGAAATGGTGGGAAGTTGAACCCGATTTGGGTCGAGTGGCTCATGGGATTCCCGCTCGGGTGGACAGACTTAGAGGACTCGGAAACGCAGTCGTCCCACAAGTCGCCGAATATGTCGGACGACTGATCATGGCATCACTGACCTGATACTGTCCCTCCACAACTGACACCATCAGAGCGCACAGAGGCGCTCACTAGCCCTTGTGAGACACTGACTTTCACTATGGGAACACTCGGTAACGAGGGTAGGCGCTCACGCATTGTGAGCGATCAGCGTTCCCTAACGCAAAGGCGAATGGTTGTCCACCGAACACAAATAGACAGGCTCCCATGGGCTACTTGCCCGAAATAGTGGGGGACACAAACCACACGCGCAACCCATGACAAACGACGACAACCGAGCGAGCGCCCTTCTCGCTTGGGCGTCAGTATCTCTTGACCTTGACCTATGCTCTTGACATGAGCGGCAACCCGATCTACAACACCAAACAATGGAAACAACTACGGACCCAAGTCCTACAAGAAGAACCCATCTGCCACTGGTGCCACAAGAAACCAAGTAGCCAAGCAGATCACGTTGTCGAGTTAGACCGCGGCGGCGACCCCTACGACAGAATAAACGTAGTGGGTTCATGCGCCAGTTGCAATGCTCGGCGCGGCGCCATCCATGTAAATAAGAAAACAGCGACACGCGTACAAAATCGCGCAAAACTTTCTTTTTTGGACAAACAGAACAC